ACACATGTGACGAACATTGTGTTTGATGATTGCAAGACAGTTGATGTTGCTGGGGTTGAACGCTATGGCCAACGCTATCATGGCCATGCAACTGGCGTTTCATACCAACATGCATCAATCAACACAAAGAAAGGCGATTGCGGTTCCGTTGTCATGCTCACTGATCCAACTCGAGTTCGTAAGATTATTGCACTTCATGCTGCAGCAAGCCAACGAACGGGTATCGGGGCATTGATTTATGCTGAGGAGATCGAAGAGCTCATAGCAAGTGCGGAGACGTATCAACAACAAGCAGTTACCGAAGACATTCGCATTCTCAAACATCAGAAGATTGCACCAATTGAACCACATGTCCATGGAGAATATCTGATTGTCGGTGTACCGTATGATGATTCAACCTCACAAATCATCAAGCAGTACCAGAGTACCAAGACCCGTTACTGGAAGAGTCCGTTGGCGAAGGAGGAAACAGAGTTTGAGCCTGTGGTTTTAGACTGCAGAGATCCTCGGCCAGAAGTTGACGGATTCATGCCGTACGAGAATGGTATGGAGAAATTCAATCATCGACAAGCAGACATGGACGAACAGCTTCTTAATAAGGCTGTTGATGATGTTGGTGACTATCTCGCGACAGTCATCCGCAACGAAGATGTCCGTGTACGTGTACTGACGAAGACTGAAGCTGTGAATGGTGTGTCGTGGATAGGATCGAGTAATCCAATCCAGCGTGATACATCAGCTGGATATCCATGGAAACACTTTGGAAGTGTCGATGCCAAGAAAGAAGCTTACCTCGAGTTTGATCAGACAAAACAGATTTGGGTTCTTAGGAAAGACGAAAAGGGCCAGATGCTGAACCTTGCAGTGGACCAATTGATTGAGTGCGCCCGTCATGGGATTCGAACAGCCTCAGTTAATTGTGGAACCCTCAAGGATGAGCCAAGAAAGCTCAAGAGGATCTACAAAGAACCAGGGACTCGAATCTTTTGGGGTGCGCCAGTCGACAAAGTACTTGCAGATCGAATGTACTTTCATGCCGCTGTTGCTGCACTTTCTGAGACACACGAACGACATCCTATCAAGATCGGAATCAATCCACTTGGACAAGGTTTTCATCTCCTTTATAACTGGCATTCACGAGTTTCAAATGTCGGTTTCGATATCGACATGACGAATTTTGACTCAACTGTGCCACTTACAGTGATGGAGAAAGTACCTCGAGTGTGGAACAAGATCTACAGGATCAACGACCCAAACTGGAAGCCAGAAGACGACATCATCAGGAACACGTTACACAAGTCAGTTCAACGACCACTCGTGTTGTATCGTGATTGTGTTGCCGTGTTGCCAGGAGGCAACCCATCAGGGCAACCAATGACCGGATCAGACAATAGTATCGTTCATTTCATCTACGATTACTATGTGTGGATGAGGAGATGTGAAATTGAACACGAACCAAAGATGGCTAACTTCGATCAATTCATGCGTCACGTTGCGTCGTCTTTCTATGGCGACGATGGGATGAGTACTGTTGCGCTTGGTGCACAACACATTTTCAACCCTCGCGGATACATCGAAGTCTGTGCCGAATTCGGAGTCGTGTGCACACCAGCTGACAAGACTGATGCGAAGAGTGTGAAATTTCGGAAGTTGCATGAGCTCGAATTCTTGAAGAGGAATTTCAAGAAAGCTACTCTGCCCAATGGAAAGGAATCACACTACTGGTGCGGTGCTCTGCTCGAGTCAAGTTTTGACAAGATGTTGAGTTTGGTTCTCACGAACAAACCTCACGATTTCTGGAGGGAACCAGATGCAGTCAGATTTGATACGTGCACGATTGTTGGAACTCTGGACATGGCACTCATCGAAGCAGTCAATCATGGAATTGATTTCTGGGAGGAGATGCGCAACCACCTCATGAAGTGTTGCGTGGATGCCGGAATCAAACATCAGAAATGGCTGTCCTACACCGCGTGTTTCAACATCGTGTGGGGAACTGATCTATCCGAGGATTCTCAGGCGACATATGAAATTGAGAGATTCAAGTTCGAAAGTATGTCCCAACCAGCTGTTGTCGGAGATGGCGAGACCCCAATGCACACTCATGGACCAGGAGAGGGACCAGCAACTCCAATGGCACCAATCGAACAGAAGACAGAGAGCCTTAGTCGTTTCATCACTTCTGGCACAGGCGCGCCAGGAATGCTCCCTCGAGAACTCTATGACAAGGATATCGCCGTTGCATCCATCGCTTGGTCTTCCACTCAGAATGCTGGTACTATCATTTATGACCAGCCCATTTCACCTCGAGGTGCAAACGCGTATGTGCAATACTTTGCTGCACCTTACAATGCCTGGACTGGAGGACTCGTCTGGACTTTTACAATCGCTGGAACGGGTTTCAACGGTGGAAAGCTCGGATGTTGCAGAATGCCACCAAACTACAACATCAGCAACGCACACACACTCGCGGACATGACTGTGTTTCCTTATGACATCATTGACGTTAAGGAAGCTACCTCGGTGTCGAAGAAGGGAGTCGATGAGAAGAATATTCTCTTCCACTGGAGGAATGAGGTCCTGGGATCAACGGAAGCAACTGGTGGCACATTTGTGGTTTTTGTGCTTGCACCACTTATTTCGTCGAATGGAGGCGTCACAGCTGTTAACATCGTCATTTTCAATCGTCCTGATGAGTCCTTTCGGGTGGCCCAACTCATGCCACTACCAAGTCTCACTGACGGACCTCCGACGTTGGCAGCCTTTCAAGAGTTCTTTCCTCCGGAACCACACGTCGTGCTTAGTCCTTACAACGATCAGCCAATCACCGAGATCGTTACGTACTCAGCATCCGCAACGCCCGTCCTGACGATGGGAATGTATGGACAGGTGCAAGGCGATGGAACGAACTTTGGACGAGCATATGCGCCGTGGTTTGGAGCGCCTCTCGCAGTTGGCAATCCTCTCCAGACACCACCAACGACGACGATAACAACGTGGGGTACGACGACACCGGACATCTCAAGACCAGTGACTTTGTTCACTCATGGAAATCCTGCGTCGAGACTGATCAACACGGCGGCGAATACTTGGACGTCTCCCATCACCAATCAGAACAACATCACGCAGAACACTACACTCAACATGTCGAGTGCTGCGTTGATGTATCCAACGCTGATTGCAGACGGAGCTGCTCAGTCCAGTCCATGCTACGTGGATCTTGACGTGAATGTTCAGATGACTGTCATTCCAGATCCGAACTTCACTCAGACAATAACACCCAGTCTGAATGAGAGCTTCGTCATGTTTCGATCACAGCCAGGAAGCTATCCGAATGGCTTGGGCAACGTTGATTCCACTCAGACGAGTGCCCAGATCGATGCACTCACGTCGGGAAACGCGAAGGGATCACTCATTCCAGGACAAGCAATCCTCTTCACGGTCATTGACAAGGTGACGAATCTGCCGATTGGATACTTGAAGTTCAACTATCCAGGATACTTCACGACAAGTCCTCAGACGACAGTTGTCATCGGACCGTATTGGCAAAATCTCTATCTGCCAACGGAATTCATTGATATGACTACTCAGATTCCAACGAGTACTCAGATCATTCAGAACTCACTTCTTGTGGGTTCAGCGAGGCGCCCGACCATCCCGAGACCAGCACTTGTGGATGAGGTCACGCGAAAGGTGTACGAAATGATGCAACAACAGGGCATCACGTACTCAACCCGTGGCAGACAAGATCTAGCCGCGGCGCCTCGACCGGGCTCTGCCTCTAATAGGCAGTAGTTCGGTCTTTTCGGGGGTTCGAACCGGGGCGTCTGATCGCGAACAGACAAGCCTCGGCGGCCCTCACCGGTGATATAGTGATCTTTCCCACTAATTGGGAATATTCACTCCGGAATATGAAATTGTGATTGAGATGGCAGAAGCAAGACATTTCGTTCCGCAGACATCATTCTGTCTTTTCGAGGTGGTTATTCAGTTCAAAGACAAGCCAGTCAAATTTGTAGTCTTCAACGGACTAACATACTGTGCTCTGAACAGAACCCAACTCGAACAGCTTCCAGAAGGAACATACAAGGACCTGAGTTTTGCGATTCCAGCTTTCCTTGAGCCTGGGTGTACGAATCTCGTGACACTCAAGAAAATCAGTGGACCAATCATCAACTGCTGGCAGCAGTGGTTGAAAAACAACGGTGATTACAGTGAACCAGGATTTGGATCGAGAAAGGACGCACCGTATCAGCGTCCCACCCTCACATCAGTCTTCCATCATCCGGAAACGGATTTTGTGCCGGCTGCTGTTCAGAGCCCAAAGAACGGTACAGCCTTGGAGAGGGCATTCGACTCCGCTCTAGACTCGTTGATAAATATCACACTCGTCGAAGCGGCTGTTGCACATGCTGAGGACTATAAGGATCTAGCCAAGTGGGAAGAACTTGCGCGTAAGAGGATCCGTGATATCTGCTCGAAGGCAACCGATGACGAGGACCTGGTATAGATCTAGAGATCTACCAGTTGCCGACGCTCTTGATCCTGATTCTGCTCGTGATTTTGTAAATTCTCTAATCAATGCCGGCCGATTGCCAAGCCGGTCTAATTTCGGAGCTGCCGATCCACTCCCTGAACAACATTCTCAGGGATACTCATACACGAATCCGAATTCTTTCTTCGAAAATCCATCCGGGAATCGCTTTCCTGGAACCACAAGACTACCGCGATTGGATAACACTCCATCTCAGATACCACGAAGTGCCTTCGCTAATGGTTTACGTCTCGACAGCTTTCCCAGAGGAGACTACGAAAGAACTATTAGAGGGCGCAATTCATCGCAGTGGATTAGCGACAGTGGAGAAGTCCGAGGACGGTCGGTACCAGATTTCAACGAAGAGCCCTATTCTATCGCATCCCTTTTCGACGAAACTCCGCCTGAAAATCAAGCTCGACCCAGTGCCGAGCCCACATCCAGAGATTCCAGACGCACTCCAACAGGACGGCCAATGGCAGCAGCTTTGGGAGCTGCAGCTATTCAAGGAGGTTCAAACCTCTTGGGTTCTGTTACAGGAGGCATCTTTGGTCTTCTTGGCGCCAGAGAACGAAACGCAGCTGTAGCTGAGCTAGCTGCTAGGGATAGGGAATT